ATGCCACTCCCCGTCAAGGTCCATGTACCACCATCCCTCAGGATCCTCTGCATGAGTTTGTTCCGGAAACGTTCCAGTACCCATGCCGAATTCACCGGCACGTACATTGTTTGCACGAAGGCCAGAGCCGAATTCAGCCATCAGGATAGGAGATACATCTGCTTCACGGATGCCATCCTTCGTTCGCCATTCGCTCTTTATGATGCCAGTGTTTGTAGCAGACAGCACTGCCCTGACACCATACCGTTTCGGGTCCGTCTCCAGTTTGAAGGTAATGTAGTTTCCGTACCCACCAAGGTTGTCCTCTCCAACAAGGATACCTTTGTTCGCCAGAGCGGTTACGAACTTCTCGCACTTGGCGATCATGTCCTTCTTGTACTGACGGAGCTGTTTCTGCGCTTCACGGATACTCTTGACTGACAGATTCGCTGTTATCTTTGTACCCATGGCGTCACTCCCTCTCAGAGCGTTGCAGTGACCGGATAGCGTACTTCATGTGATGCAGTCCCGTAGCGACAGCCTTCACACGGAATTCTGCTTTGTCATAATCGACATTGCCCTGCGAGTCGCGTTCCGGCTCATGTCTCCAGATAAGAGAATGCTCGTCAATCGGAAGATCCATCTGGGCCGTGCTGATAATCAGGTCGTACTTTACATCAGATCCGAAGTAATCATACGACACACCAGTACCAGTAAAACCTTGAGTACCTCTCGTTGCTGACAGATTCGCTTCAAACTGCACTGGCTCAGTGTAGCTGATGGCCTGATCGCCGGTGAAATCACCGTTCTCATCGACAGCATCTGTCTGTCCCAGATACAAGGCGTACCATAATTTGCGATTATTTGATTTGAGATTTCGCACTTAAACCACCTCGCAATACGGTACGACATCAGGCAGGTATACGGGGAATGGGTACTTCCAGTTCTTGGATACTTGGTTATCCACCAGAGAGTACAGTCCCTCGCCACCTACCTTGCCCAGCATCGCCGGAATGATCTCTGTTGCGACATACCCACCACGCATAGCGAAGTATGCCTCCACGTCTGCCTGGATGGCGTCTTCATCCATCGTAGCTGGGTAATGGCGCTGCTCCTTGTAATCCCCGACTACACGGTCGATGAGGAGCAGGACGAAGTCGTCACTTACAGTTTCACCAGTGTATCCCAGATAAGTCTGTACCATTGACAGAAGTTCCTGCTCCATGCTCAACACCTCGCTTTATGCCTTGGTTTTGCGTGTCGTTCTGCGCTTCGGTTTCTGTTCTGGTTCTTCATCCCCGATAACAACAGCCTCGGATAACTTCTCCTCGACAGGAGCCTTTTTCGCTTCGATACGCTTATAACCGCTTCGAATGAATACGGAGGCTTGCAACTCTGTTGCTACCTCCATAGTGATTCCGTCTCTGATAAGGGCTATCATCAGTACCTCTCTTTCCCGTGCCTATCAGGCAGAAGTCACGGTAACAGTGCAGGTGTCAGTGTAAGTGCTGCCATTGATCGTAGCTGTAGCAGTAATGGTAGCAGATCCAGCACCAACGCCAGTAACTACACCGTTAGCCACAGTCGCCTTGGTCGCATCGGAAGAAGTCCAAGTCACTGCACGGTTTGCCGGAAGCGTCTGGGCGGTCAGGGCAACCTTTCCGCCAACAGCAACGGATGCGGTAGACGGGGAAACGGTCACGCTGTCTCCAGTAGAAGCACCAGAGTTGGCGATCACGGAGATTGCAACTGCTTTCTCGTCAAGGATGAATGCATCGTAGCGGAGTCGTCCTTCTACAAGCCAGCCGTTGATTCCAGGCGGATCCTGATGGATCTTATAATCCTGTAGCTTAACCGGAGACGGCATAACCATACGGTTAGTCAGAACACAATGGATTCCTTCAGGGAAGTAAGAAGCCGGAGCCTTGACAATCATGACACCGTCAACCTCACCAACAACACCGCTGATGGTGATCTCCTGAGACATGTCAGACTGTTTAATGAAGTTGTCGTTCTGCTTCAGGAAGTTCAGGAAAGCCGGAGTGACGATAGCGAAACGTCCACCCTGCGGGACCTTTGCATTGTCAAGATCTTCCTGCGCTGCGAGGAACAGTGCGTACGCATTGCTTGCGGAAGGATCTGTGCTGTTATGTACATGAGCAGCTTTGCATCCAGCCACATAAGCAGCGATACGATAGGTGTCAATCTCAGGAATTATAATTTCATCGATCTGTCTGCGAAGTGCACGGCCGGCTTCCATGGTCATCATGGTATCATCATGGCTCTTACGGTCGATGGTGAAGGTAAAGGATCTGTCCTGAGACACCTTCATTTCCTGAACAGCGTTCTCGAGCTCTTCCGGCGTACCGTAACGGTTTGAACCCGTCAGGGTGTAGTTGTTCATGGCTGCGGTCGGGATAGAGAAGACGTTGACGGTCTCCACACCGATCCATTCATACTCGTTGTTTACCATTCCCGCAGTGAGTGCGCCGAGTGTAAAACGCTCGTCAACTATCGGGGAATATTTCTCAGCATAGTTGATTGTGGGCATATTGAGCCTCCTTTTCTATTTATTCTGGGGCTCAATGGCTCTCTGATTTTTACTTATGCTTTGCTAAATCCGGCAAGGAACGGATCTTCCTTCGCAGCATCTTCCTGCCTACCTGCAGCCGGTTCAGGTCTCGACTTAAACCATTCATCCTTGCTTGCCTTGAGGGATGCATCGTAGTGTCTCTTGTACACATCAGTCAGCGCATCCATATCGCCGGCCACTTCCGCTTCTGCGGCTTCCTTCGCAAGGTCTACGGACATACCAATGGTCACGTATCTCTCTTTCGCTTCGGTCTTCTTCTTGAAGTTTTCGAGATCCGCCATGTGGTTCTTGAAGGCTTCTGCCTCCTGCCGTTTGGCTTCGTCTTCCTGTTCCTGTGCGGTCATCTTGGCGCGAAGCTGTTTTGTCAGCTCCCCGTTGTTGTGCAGTGCTTTATCGAGCGCAAGTTTCTGTTTTGCCAGCTCGGCCTTCAGCTTTGCATTGTCGGCACTCAGCGACTCGACTGTAACAGTCTCCTGTTGTTCTTCCTGACCGGTAACATTCTCGCCCTGCTCCGGATTCGTCTGCTCCTGCACACGTGTCTCTTCTCCCATTCTTTGCCTCCTGTGTTTTACCCTCTTCTCTGAGCGTTTCAGTGTGTGTTTTTACGTCTTCTCTGACAAATGGTTTATAGTTCTTGTGTTTTTGAGTCTTCTCTGACTTGCAGTGTTGTTTATATGAAAAAGAGACTGGCTACTTTACTCGCCAATCCCTTGTTTCTATGAATATGATACCGAGCACCGACAGTTCACGATCTCCTTTGGGTCCGCACCAAGCGATTCGTCTCTTGGGTATTGGAGCAATGAATCCCCAACTCGAAAAGGCTCGTTTATAGGAACAGTTGTGCCATTGATATCCTTGTGGGTATCTCTGGTTACCTTATCGATGATCGCATGCCACGTTTTTCGTGACTTGCCTGTCAGGATTGCATCCTGGTGCTCACTGTCATTCCAGATGCTGTTTGCTTCATTCTCAGCAATCAGTCTTGCCCTGTCCTCGCTGTAGAAGTATGGGTCCTCGGAATTGTTCATCGTTGCCAGCGCAATCTCCGTAGCCACATCATTTGCATGTGCAGCCGCGAAGTATGCGGTCAGCGGAATACCCATCCGCTCAAGCATGGAACTGTAGTTCCTACTCATCTCTTCAGCGACATCCATGTACCCGTAACTGCCTTCCATATAGTTCAGGTACATTTCCTCAAGCGCAATGAGGACAAAGGCCATAACGTCCATTGCTGTCTCATCACGCCTGTCCTTCTGCTCTTGAGAAAGCTCCATCTCTCCGAAGTATTGTTCGAAAGGCATTGACCGGAGATTGCCTTCCTTCTCTCTGGAGTACAGTTTATTCAACTCGTCAAATGATAATCCCTCAGGTATTGCCATCAGCATCACCACCTGACTTCTCCATGTTCATCCCGTCAAGGATGGGACTGTTACCGGTCTGGTCGGTAAGATCCGCAGTCTCACGCTTCTCGTCAATCTGGACATCTTCCTTTTTAACCACAAGCGACTCTTGGATCTTCTCAATCATCTCCTGACTGTCTGCCCATGCCTGTGCCACATCTGCAAACAGATCTACCGTC